TATTGCTAGTGTAGCCGCCAATTGCTGTACCGAAGTAGGCTTCAATTGTTTTAATAGACTGTCGTGCCCGCTTAGATGAAATACTTTGTCGACGAAGTCTTTGTGTTCCAGTAGTTGCCATATTGGTTCCCTTTCCATAAGTTCTTGTAAATGTGCCTCATTTTTAACATCTTTGTATATAGACACATTTAAAAAATCTAGTTTGAAATAACCTCTATCATCTGCTGTTTTGTGATCGATTGTACATAGATTGTCCACAGGATTATGAGGGGCCTCTGTTACGTAGACCCCTGTATTATGTTTTTTACCTGTATCTAATTTTGCTACACGATGTTCTATCTTAGATAAGATAACATCTCTGTTTGCAAAGTCTATGTCAATATCTGGCATATGTTTTCCGCTAGTTCCTTAAACCATTGCTCGTTATGACCGCGAGTTGTTTCTGCTGCTGTTCCAATTCTAATACCGCTTGTTTCAACAAAACTTCTTGGGTCATTTGGTACACCATTCTTGTTTACAGTAATACCATTTTCTTCTAACAAGTCAGCAGCCTCTCTTCCGCTGTGTTTGCTATCACTCAAATCTAGTAATATTATATGCGAATCTGTTCCATTTGTCAAGCATTTAAATCCTTTGTCCTTGAACACCGCACACATTGCTTTTGCATTAACTACTACTTGCTTTGCATAATCTTTAAACTCGGGTGTGTTTGCTTCTATGAAACATTGTGCCTTGGCTGCAATTTGATGCATTAATGGTCCACCTTGTGTACCTGGGAATATAGCACTATTAATCTTTCGTGTATAGTCTGGGTTATTCCATAAGATGATTCCACCTCTAGGGCCGCGTAAAGTCTTGTGTGTTGTACTTGTTACTACATCCGCATATGCTAGTGGCGACTCGTATGCTCCGCCTGCTATAAGACCACTGTAGTGCGCCATATCAACTAACAGCAAAGCACCAACTGAATCAGCAATAGCTCTAAACTTAGCCCAATCAATTTCACGTGGATACGCACTTGCACCAGCAACAATCATTTTAGGTTGTACTGCTACTGCTTTCTTTGCAATCTCATCGTAGTCAAGAAACCCGTTAGCATCAACACCGTAGGTGTGTGCATCATAAATCTTGCCTGATATATTTGGAGGGCTTCCGTGACTTAAATGTCCGCCACTTGCTAAATCCATTCCTAGTATGGTATCACCTGGCTTTAGAAATGCTTGGTACACTGCCGTGTTAGCATTTGCACCACAGTGTGGTTGTACGTTAGCATAGTCACACTTAAACAATTTGCATAGCTCATCTACAGCAAGTTGCTCAATCTCATCCATATGCTCGCAACCGTTGTAGTACCGCTTGCCTGGATAACCCTCAGCGTATTTGTTTGTAAACACACTGCCACTTAGTTCCATTACGCTGTTGCTTGCAAAGTTTTCACTTGCAATTAATTCAATTGTAGTAGCCTGTCTATCTACTTCTTTATCTAAAATCTCGTGTATACGAGTGTCCATTTTATACCTCTATATAATTTAAATTTATAACCATTTAGCGTGTGTCAAGGAGTTATCTAAAACTTGCATTATAACTTTCCTTCTTCACGCATCTTAGCTCTTATCTTTGTAGCACTAATGTCGTGTATTTCTTTGCCTAAGTCATGTTCTGTAAATGTATATCCTACACCTCTACCATAACTTATATCTACAATGTTAGGCACTTGCATAATCATGTAGTCTTTGTTAATAGTAAAGCCTGCTTTTGACAATCCGGATTTAATACCGTCTACAACGTCTTGGAAGTTAAATGGATTGTCATCTTGAACTACTGTACGTCCTGCACCTGCGTCTTGTCCTATGTAACCAAATACTGTACGTACCATTATTACAACTTGTCCTGTTTCTGCATATGCACGTTTAAATAGTTCTGTGTGACCAGCATGCCAAGGTTGCCATCTACCTAACATTTGTGTTGTTGGTTTACTTGCATCAAACATCTTTTGTCATCTATGCCTTTACAACTAGTCCAAATATTAGTACCTTCATAAATTGCTTTCCTTTGCTACTTCTTTCACTAGCATAACATCGGCGGGAGTGCGTTTAAATCGCATAGCCCAGTGCTGAGGGTCCATAATATGAAAGATTATGTTTAGTTGCTCATCACTAAACTTACTTAGCATTTCTTTTCCGCTCTTACAATTTAATACAAGCCAAGGACTTATCTTGCCATCTTTAATGTGCCATGCCGCACGATTTAAACTACAATAAAGGAAATAATGATTCCATGAGCTATTGTTTTCTTCAGCCCATTCCATCATAGTCATAACACTACGTTCTAATGCTGTTTCAACACCTTCTTTACGTATAAGATCAATAGCATACTTTTCATACATTTCCTCACGACACCAGTGGTCAAGTTTGACACCTGATGTTACAACATGATCAACATACTTCTCTGGATACATTGGTTTAACATTGTTTACAAAACTACCAAACTTTACAAACGCATTGTAGTAAGGACTTTTACAAAACTCTTGATACGTTTTATTTTTTCTTGCTCCTGCACTTAATTTGTAAAACTGATTAAATGCATAAAACCCTAGTGTAACTCTTTTTTCATTTTTTTGTAAATGCCTACGTTTTTGCTCACACATATGTACAGCAAGAGTTTTTTCTCTTGTATAGCCTGTATCACAGTATTCACATACGTAAGGTTTATTAGAGCTTGATTTCGATGTCATGTTCTTCAGCCAATTGTTTGAGTTCTTTTTTTGTAGAGAGGTTAGCAAGGAGCTCAATTTCATCTTCCTTCATGTTTGGATAAATTTGTTTTAATAATTTAATACCTTTGCCGTTGTCGCCGTTTTTCTTTTTAAAGCCGATCCAAGGATGAAATTCTATCTTTCCTGTATTGCCTGCTTGGCATATAAGTTGCCATTGTAATTTAGGATGTTTCATTCCTAGTTCATTCCAGTTCTTGTTATAGAATTCATTTGTTTTAAAAACAGCAAGTTCTTGTTTTTCTCTATTGCCTTTAACACTACTTGCATATCTGTTTAACAACCAGAAGCCAACTGCCTTGCGTTCTTCGTCACTTAGTTCATCCCATACAGACTTTGCACCCATGTCAATAGCTGCTAGTACGTCTTTTATTGGGAGTTTTTGTTGTGCCATGTTTCTACGTCCTCTGGTGAATTTATTTCTACTCCATTATATTGTACACTCAAACAGCCAATATTACAACCGTTTTTTAACCAACGGAGTTGTTCTAATTGTTCTATAGTTTCCTCTTCTGGAACAACAAGGCCTAGATACATTTCTAATGCTTTACGTTTGTATCCATATATGCCTAAGTGCCAATCACCATATCCTGTAATACCTCTAGCAAACCATAGTGCTTGGTCTCCTGCACGTATCATCTTAACTGTATTAGGATCACCCTGCATGCAAGGGGGCATGTCTGTAAATGCTGTTGTTACTTGATAATGTTTTAATTGATGGTATACACTTTGTATCATATAAGTTGATACGTCAGGCATGTCGCCTTGCACATTAATAAATTGGTCATACTTTTTTAGTTTGTCCCATTTAGTAATAGCACCTGCACATCGTTCAGTACCGTTCTTATAAGGTGCAACATGTTCTTCTTCGATCCAACATATTTCAGGACCAAATCTGTTAAAGATACGCATGTCGTCTGTTAGAACATATGTATCAATGCCAGACTTACGACATTGTTCGTACACCATACGTACCATTGGAATGTTATGTAGTGATGCTAGTGGCTTTCCTGGAAAACGTGTACTACCGTATCTAGCGGGTATAAGAATAGCTGATGATGTCACGTACTACCTCCTCAAAGTCTTTTAGGTATAGCATGTTAGGTCCGTCACTTGGTGCTACATCAGGCTCAGCATGTACTTCCATAAAGAAGGAGTCGACCCCAATAGCAGCCCCAGCACGAGTGATCCCAGGCACATAATCACGATTACCGCCACTAGAATCACCTTGTCCTCCCGGCTTTTGTACGGCGTGAGTACCATCCAACACGATAGGCACATCATAATTATCAAGCATATACTGTAGACCAGTGAAATCCACGACAAGAGTATTATATCCAAAACTAGTTCCTCGTTCAGTTATCCAAACTTCTTTTGCACCTTCAGTTTTACTTAGTACACCCTTCATGTCCCAAGGTGCTAAGAACTGACCTTTTTTTATATTTACTATTTTACCTGTTTTACATGCAGCTTTTATTAAGTCTGTTTGTCTGCAAAGGAATGCAGGTATCTGTATAACATCAACAACGTCATCATAATATGCGCCAATTTTTAATATTTCATTTTGATTGTGTACATCAGTTAGTATTTTGACATTCAACTTTTGTTTTAAAGATCTAAAGTCTTCCATTGTGGCAGCCAAACCTTGGCCACGTATACCAGATGCACTTGTTCGATTTGCTTTGTCATAACTTGCTTTGAAGTAGTATTCAATGCCGTGTTTGTCACAAACACGTTTACACTCTTTGGCAATTTCTAAACTTTGTGGCAACGATTCGTGTTGACATGGTCCTGCTATAATTCTCATTTGTGATCCTTAATTGTATAGTATGTTGTTACTAGTGTATCTAATAATTTTCTTAGTGTTGGGTATTCTTGTGACAGCTCACATAATTCTTGCCATTCAGCATAGCTTATTAAGTCGCCTTGTGCTCTAGCAACTGCTCCAGGATCTCCGCCTATAACCCAGCGTTTAATCTCGGGTTTGTCACGATACCGAGCGTATACAACACCGTTGGCCCGCTCGTATATCAAAGGCTCATTTGGGATCATTTTTATTCCTTTATTCTTTTGTTTATTTCGTCTTGTTTTATATCAAAATATGTAATATTAAATGACATTACAGCCTTAGTTCCATTTTCTATTTTAATAGATCTATGCGGAACATGAGCTGGTATAGTAATAATATCACCTTCTTTTAGCTTTGGAGTTTGAATCAGTTGATTATTATAGCTGTCAAAAAACTGAGTAGCATATGAAGTATCTTTTAAATCAATAAACAAAATATTAGTATACATTGTGCCAACGTGGTTGTGCCAATTCTGAAAATTATTTCCAACATAACGTTGGAACCAAAATTCATTAACTTGATAAACTTTACAATTTAACTTCTTAGCCATTAATTCTAAATATGGCGTTAGGTATTCTACTACTAAATCACTATATGGTTTGTCCTCGTAAGGAATATTCCAATCAGAGTAATCGATTAGTTCATTGTCGATATTAATATTATTAGAGTCAAATTTATCTGTAATTTTTAATAATTTCTTCTTAAAAGTTTCAAAGTTAGGAAGACTAGTAATATAATATTCGCTGTCAAGGTGATGCGTTTGAATTTTCATTTAATTAAATCCTATTGATATTCCTACCCTAGGGGTTTTAGGCACAGTATTATGCATTACAAACTTAGGTATATATATTAAATCTCCGGGAGTTAAAATATAAGATTGTCTGTCTTGCTTATGCTCAACTTCCCATAACGTTGTTCCTATCGCTTGAACAAAAAAAACATCGGTATCGTCATTATGCCACCCAAACGTATTACTGATACTTAAAAAACTTATGTATATGTGAGCTGTACATAATGGTTCTGTAGGTCTTAAAGAGTGTATTATATCAGTAATTTTTTTGACAGACTGTATTTCATTACCTCTATGTGTAACTATACCAAAACTGCCTAAGTCTTTTACTTCATTAGGATGATTAATAACATTTGTATCAAAATCTTCAATAATTTCGTTCCACTCGGGAAGATCTGCAAAAGCATTGTGTACGACTAACGGACTATTAGAAAAACTATAATCAGTTAACTTCAATTATTTTTTCCCTTTATTTAATATCTGGGAGCCACTTGTACGACGAACAATATCATCGTGATTAAATTCAGCCCAGTATAGTTCAAATGCTACACCATCTTCTAAGCCTTCAAACTGATGAATCTTGCCTGGCTTAACTTGTGTAAAGTCTCCTGCTTTAAGGATAGTCTCATCAACTAAGCCCTGATCGTCTTGCCAAACACGCACTAGCATCTTGCCTGACTCTACAAAGAATCCGTTCCATTTAAACTGATGTTCGTGTTCTGAACATTTGTATCCTGCTTTGTATTCAATACGGTGAAATTCTAATACACCGTTTGCGTGAATGAGTTCTGTGTTGCCCCATACCTTACCTGCTTTAATTCCCATGTTTTTCTCCTTTATACTAATGAAGCGTATTCAATAACTTCACTTTGCCTTGTAATGTCCTTAGCAACAAAAATGCATTCTGGCTTTGAACCGTCAGTAAGCGGCATGCTTAATAGTTGTCCGTTTTTCATTTTAGGAAAATACCATTTTACATCAGTGTAAAAGTTTACTATTTCGATTTTACCGTAGTCTGATTTAAATC